AATTTTTTTGTTTATGCAATAACTTTTTTATGAACGAATCAGAAATCGAGCAATATTTGGTTAAGACCGTCCGCGCTATGGACGGAGAAGCCTATAAATTCAATTCGCTATCACATCGTGGGGTGTCAGACAGGATTGTCTGTTTACCAAACGGAGAGACGTGGTTCATTGAATTGAAAACGAGCGGCGGCAAATTGTCGGCGCTTCAGAAAGTGTTTGCACAAGACATGAAGCGTATGAACCAGCGCTACGCATGTCTGTGGAATAAAGAGCAAGTAGATAGGTGGGCTTGTGAAATTAAGACCATATCAAGATGAGGCTGCGGATTTTTTATTCTGTAAAGACCGCGCCATGATCCTTGCGCCAGTAGGCGCAGGAAAAACAGCAATAACATTAACAGCTATGCGCGATATGCTGGAGAAAGGATTCGTCCAACGATGGCTTGTGTTAGCGCCCAAGCGGGTATGCACTGATGTATGGCCGGTTGAAGGGCCGAAATGGGCACCTGAGATGCCTATCGCCGTCGCGGTTGGAACGCCGGCGCAACGTAAAGAAGCGTTTGAAAGCGAAACGGATGTTGTTGTCACTAACTATGACAACATTCCATCAATAGATCCTGCCGGCTTTGACGGGATTGTATTTGATGAACTAACGCGGCTTAAAAATCCAAGCGGCAAGCGTTTTAAACACCTGTTAAAGATCCTTGACAATTTCCACATACGCTGGGGCTTGACTGGTTCGTTTACGTCTAACGGCCTGGAAGACGTGTTCGGCCAATGCAAGGTCGTTGACCAGAAGCTACTAGGCCGCAGCAAAGGCGCGTTCCTGCAACAGTATTTTTACTGTTTAAACCGCGAGTATCAGCAATGGGTGCCGTTACCTAATGCGTTGTCAAGCGTAATGGCGACCATCAAACCCGCGACATATGTGCTAGAGGCCGGCGAGTATAAGGACAAGCTGCCGGAGCTACATGTCGTTGACATGCGTTGTACAATGGACATGGAGCCGTACAACAAGATGAAGCGGGAGTTTGTCCTAGAGCTAGGGCAGACCATTACAGCGCCCACAGCGGCGGTCGTAACGCAGAAGCTTCAACAACTTGCGAGTGGTTTCATATACGGTCTTGAGGGCGCGGAGTGGTTAGCTTCGCATAAGTTTGATCTATTAAAAGAAGTGCTTGAAGAAAACCAACATGACAACACGCTGCTTGTGTATAACTACAAGGAAGAGCTGGCTAAGTTACGAGAATTATTTCCGAAACTTTCCACTATGGACGATCCACAGGCTGTGGACAAGTGGAACAGAGGCGAAACAGAGCTATTAGCAATACATCCTAAATCCGCCGGTCATGGGCTGAACCTGCAGCATGGCGGCAACAAGATCATCTTTCTGTCGCTGCCGTGGTCATTAGAACTGTATGAACAGACCATCGGGCGCTTGCATCGCAGCGGACAAACAAAAGATGTCTGGTGTTACAATATTATTTGTGCTAACACCATCGATGAAAAGATCCAAACAGCGCTAAGAGACAAGCGCTCCATGTCCGAACTGGCGTTGGAGGAATTATGCACTGGCATGAACTGAATGAGAAATTACCCGATTTATCCGAAAAGGAGATCTACGATCTGCTTCAGGATGAACGCGCGAATGGGCGGCGCGCTTTTATTATGACCCGCTTGCATCAACGCTACAACATTCTGCGAGTGTTGCGCGAAAGAGAGGAATTGTTGAAAGATGCATACACCTACCGATCTTCTAAGACAGGCCGCTGATATCATCGCCGAGCGCGGTGAGACGTATGGCGGCATCGAAAATAATTTCCAGCTTATAGCGGACTTGGCATCGTTGCGATTGGGGCGCGACATCCATCCGTTTGAGGTGGCGATTATTATGGTTTGCGTTAAGAATGCGCGGGCATTTAATGACCCTACGCATCTTGATAGCCGCGTAGACGCTATGAACTATGAAGCGTTTGCGGCACAGTTTGCTGCGGATTACATAGCGCAGAAAGCTGATACCGGCGCAAACATCGGATACAAGAAGCGGACTGAGCTAAGACCAGCTAAAACCGAGCCGCTAAAGTCTACACGCCGCGCGGAGCTTGCCGTAATCGATGATAAACTGAGCCGTTTCGGTTCCACGGAGCCGCCGCAGTTCAGCGGCAACAGCGCGCTGTTGAGCGACTGAGTATTGAGCCAGGGGAGGGCATGACCCTTCCCTGACTGTCTGGCAGCTAGAAAGTGCCGTTGTCGAGATCAGTAGCAGTATCGTCCACGGTTTTTGGGGCCATAACGACATTGGTCTGTTGTGCTTTCAGTTTAGCCTGCAAATCAGCGCGGCGTATGACTTCCTCGCGCCGCCCGCGTTCATAGGCTTCAGCCGTTAACATCTTAGCCGCCGCGTAGAGGACGACTAAAAGGATAACAATTAAGATTACTGTGTTCATGCGCCCGTGACGTTAAAGTCTTTAGCGGCGATAAGTCCAACAGCAATCAGCGCGTTCTGAAGCGCAGGCCAGTCAAGCGTCTTGGTCTGCCAAGCGTTGAAGATAACGCCAACAAGCGTAATAACGCCAGGGATTGTGGTCATCCAGTTTTTCATTCGAGTGATCTCCTAAAGTAAATGCCAAGCATGAACAGTAGCTTGGCCCCATATGCAATCGACGCAGCAACCGCGACGATATAGACAATTCTATCTAGTAAGGGATGCAATTTGAGCTTTAACGTCTGCAATACGCGCAGACCATCCCTTGCCAAATGTAGACCAAATAGACAAAGATTGCATAAACGCTAGACGCTTATTCGTCACGGCTAGAGCGACATAGGCTTTGGCGGCTTGGATCGTTTGCGGGCCGATCACGCCGTCTTGTGTAACACCAACAACAGCTTGGAGCGTCTTAGCTGCACGGCTTACGCCTGAGTTTACTGCATAATCGAACACAGCAAAATCAACGCCAGCGGGCAAATCATCTCCAGAAATACGATCCCAATATTGCTGTTTATAAATTGCCGCCACAGTAGCATCGCTGATGTTGCGAACGCTCTGCGTTGGGAGGTTCTGCGACTTTTGCCAAGCATCATAAACCGCTTGCGTAATTCCTTTATTCGTTGGGCCACCTGGGTCTTTTGGATGGTCAACGTAACCGCCCTCGTATTTAAGGACTTGTTTAAGAGCTTGCGCGTAGTTCTCTTTCATCTATCCGCTTTCTGGCTCACGATGTCGCGTATGGTGTCGAGCTTCGTAAACACTTGGTTGAGCACGGTGTTAAATTCTTCGCGTGTGATATAGCGACCAGCCACAAGAACCTCGATCTGACCAACCTTCTCAGCTAGATCTTTATCTGCTTCTTGTAGATCTTTGACAGCGCCCCAGACGGTATTCAATACCCATCCGCCCAGGACGCCGATCACGCCAACGGCCACGTCAAAAAACACTTGATATTCAGCCATCGGTGTCATCTCGCCATCGCATTCTGATTGTCTCTGCGGCGCATCACGTTCTGAACTGTAACAGCGCCAGAGATCGCGGGGCCAAGTTTCTGCACAGTTTCTTTTACACCTGCGCCCATGCCTTTTATCTTAGCTGCGGTCTTCTTGGTTTTTTCTGCGTATGCAACAGCGGCCTCAAGAACCTTTGCAGTTTGTTCAGGATCCAACATCTCAGTGGCGATCTCAAGCGCCAGCTTTCTATCTATATGTCCTTGCGTTTTGTTCATAAATAAATTTACGCTAGTCGTAATTTTACTCAGCAAGTTAGGAGCGCGAGGTATAGTTCCTTTAGTAACTTCTTTCGCGTCAGGCGCGCTTTCACGGGCGACGCGAGCCTTGCGATCCGCTTCGGCTGCACGCGCTAGATCATCGCGGATATCGTTAACCGTCTTAACTTGTGATGGAGTCAAGACTTGCGAAAGTTTTTCAAAGCGCGGCGCGCCTTCAATGGCTTGCTTAATTGTGCGCGGCGCAGCCTCGACAGCGGTCGCAAATACACCCGCGCGCTGCGGGCCTTCTTCGGCTAAAGGCGACAGCAATTTGCTTTCTAAGTATTGGCCGATCTCCATTTGATTGATTGGGCCACTACGCTTCTT